AGCGTGATCGTCGCCGTCGAGAGCGGCGTGGTCGTCACCGTGCTGGACGACGCTGCCGTGACACTCAGCATGCCCGGCAGCGGCGACCCATCGATGTCGGACGACACGATGATGACGTCGCCGACCGATAGCTGGTCGTAGACACCGAGGAAGTAGTCGCTGTCGTCGATCGCGGTGAAGAGATCGTTGCTCTTGTAGAAGAACACCTTTGAAGCACCGGCCCCGTGGTCGGTGCAAACCCAGCCAGTCGCTGCGAAAGCCATCGTCGTCTCCTATCAGGCCGCTTCCGCCACCTTGGGCGGACGGCCACGTCGCGGGGTGGCGCTCTGCACCACATCGGGTTCGATGATCAGGCCACCGACCTCGGAAACGCCCATGACCGACGCCCAGCAGGCCCCGTCCGTCGCAATGATGCGGATCATCGGCGTAAACCCGTTTGCAGGGGTTACGTCGCTGAACTGCCGCGCACTGAGACAGTCCGGCGCGAGCACATCCGCGATGGACATGCCCTTCTCCCTGACATCCAGCGAGATCGCCGGAATGTTGATCATAGGGAGCCGGAACTTGGCAGGAATGTTGGCGAAGTCGGTCATGGGTTATCCGTTGTCAGTGGTTACGAGACAGGCATCGTGCCGGCCTCATCGAGCGACAGCTTCTCGACGCCATCATCGTCGATGAGGACGGCCCCCATCGACATCGACGCCGAGAAGAAGTGCGCGGCCCTGTCGCCGTGCCAGGTGATGTCCATCGCGACATCCTGCTGAATGCCGTGGCCGATGGCGGTCGAGTGCCACAGAAAGCCGGTGCGGGTCGTGGTCGCCAGCGGCAGACCGGTGTGGTTCGTCCAATGGACGTCGAGCCACGTCCGCATCGCGCCAGGCGCCGCCTTGTAGGGCAGGTCAGGGCCAACGTAGTCGGCATTCATGAACGAATCGAACGTCATGAAGAATTGCCAGATTACCGGACTGATCACGCCGTAGATGCGCCCATCGAAGGGAACATCCCGCCCGAGAAGCTGACCGACTGCTTCCAGGACGCTGTTGCGGACCGCGTTCTGGCTCGTCACCGTGATGGTGGTGGAGTTGGACGCCGTGGCCGCAGCCGTGATGATGTCGGCGTCGGTGGCGCGACCCAGAGCCCATGCCTGCGAAGAGGCGATGGCACCGCGCTCGTCGATGTTGAGCTTCAGCTCATCGAGCCGGTCGACCCACTCGCCCGCGTAACGGTCGGTGCGCGGGCAGACGACGTTGGTATGCTCCAGGTTCATGACCGGCACGAGACCATGGCGGGTCTTGGTCCCTGCCACGCCCTTGCCGATCTTCTGGAAGGTGGCGTCCGCGCCCTTGGTCGTCTGACCTCGGCGGACGGTATTGCGGAGCTTCGATCCCTGCCGCTGATAGGCGAGATGAACCTCGCTTTCGTATTCTTTGACGAATGCGACGTCTACAGTCGTGGACATTGCGCCCTCTCAAGTGTGAGAAAGCACCCCGTTTCCGGTTGTCCTGCGATCAGGGCCGTCTCGCCTGCGTTCGGGCCGTTGCCGGTTGTCCTAGCGCGCCGAATAGGATGCAGATAGGCGGAAGACTAACGGCATCGGGCTTGCACGGTCAGAGTGCAAGTGGTTTAATGCTGAGCCTGGCGAACGAAGCGGCGCGAAACGAACCACCATCGTCTAAAGCTTAGGACACTCGCCGGAAAGCGGTGGGAGATACGGGTGGCGACAACTCCCGCTGGTGGCTCTAACGCAGATCAAGATTCGCGCGGGGCGATCGTTCGTCAGGTCCATATCTAAACCGTGTCTCCAAACAGCCGCGTAAACCCCTTGCGGACTTGCTCCTGCCAGTCTGGCCGCTGCGTGTACTCGGGCCGCGCCTGAATTTCCCGCAGCGACTCCAGCGTGACAGCCGGCTGCGCCTGCGCCGTTTCGTCTGGCATGCGCCGCTCGGCGCGAGTGGACAGCAGCACCTCCAGGCCACGGAACGCTTCGGGCGACTGCAACTCCGAGAGGACGGCATCGACCGCGGCGCGTGCCTTCGGATCTTCGCCAGCCGCGGCCTTGGCACGGTTCACCGCCGCTGTCGCCCGGTTCACGAAGTCGGGGCCGACCGCCGCCATGCGGTCCTCTAGCGACGCAGGCGGCGGTGACAGGCGAGCGCCGAGCGCCACTAGCTCGGCGAACCGCTCCTGCGACAACCCCCAGCCCTTCGCCAGTTCGGCGGCCTCGGAGATCAGCGGGTTCTCCAGATCGAGCGCCAGCCCGTCCGGTAGCTCGATGCTGTCGAAATCATAAGCCTCGGGCGCTTTGGGAAGGTCGGCCGCCCACTTCTCGCGCAACGGCGCTAGGAAGTCCTCATCCTCGACGAGCTTGGCCTTGACCTCTTCGCCCCACGTCGCGCGCATCTCGTCTGGAATGGTCTCGGCTAGCTTGCGCCGTGCCTCGACGGACATATCGCTGACGCGGCGGCCGATCAGGCTCTGCGCCTCGCGGTAGCTCTTCGCCAGATCCTCGACGCGCGGCTGGCCGGCATCGGCATCCCAGAACTTCGTGTCGATCCACTCGGGCCGCTCCGGCGCCTGCGATGTCTCCACCGCCGCCGTCTCGGTTGTCGTCGTGGTTGCCTCTTCGCTCACTGCTGACCCCTTTCGATCATGCGCCCGATGTACCTCACAAGATTGCGCTGGCCCTCGACGTGCCGAAGCATGGCGTCGGTCGCGGTCGGTGGCAGCGCGGAGTTGACCGTCAAGTCGCGCAGATGCGACAGAACCCGGTCGCCATCGACGCTGGCAAAGCAGCGGCGGAACGCGCGAGCCATCTCGTTGTCGGGCTCGGCCGGCTTCTTCGCCTCGTCGAACGCCGACCAGCCGGCGGGCTCGTCAGTCACTGCGCCACACCACCATCCTGAACCGCTCCCTGTTGCGCCATCTGCTGCGCCAGCATCTGCGCCGCCATCTGCTGAACCTGGGCGCCGAACTGCTGGATTTCCTCTTTCGACTTCCACATGCCCGTCTTGGCGTGCATCTGCCGCGCTACCCACGGCACCATCTCATGCGCGTTGAGCGCCGCCATCGCCAGCTCCGGGCCGACCATGCCGGCGACCACGGTGAACGAGCCCTGTAGACGCTCGACCTCTGCCATGTTGGCATCCTGCGCCAGCGGCCCGGTCATCTTGACGTCGAGAAGCTGCTCGAACTCGGCGCTCTCGATCTCGCCCGACTGCTCCAGAAGGTCCAGAGTGCGGGCATTGACCGGCGACACAAACTCATTCCTCAATTGCCCGTACATGCCCCGCATTTCGCGGATCTGCTGCTGCAACCGACCCCGGTATTCCTCGGCCGTCATCTCGCGCTCGGCGACCCTCGTGACGTAGAGCGCCCGGCGGATGTTCGCGCGGAGATCGTCGAGCACCATCTGGCTCACATCGAACCGGCCCGGCGCCTCCAGCGGCGTCAATCCATCGCTGCCGCTCGCCTTGGGGACGATGAGCCCGGCGCGGAGCGTGATGGCGCCAGGGTTGAGCACGCCATCGTCCTCGGCCTGCCACATGCCGGTAACAGCGAGCGCCGCGTTGTTCAGGATCAGCTCGACGACCTTGTTTGCCACCCGCACATCCGGCAGCGCCCTCGTGCCGGGGCCGGTCGCCCACGCTCGCCCGCCGGTCCTCGAGGCGCGGTAGCCGATGATCGGGCAAGTGCGATGCTCGCTCTCGACGATCTTGTGCTTCTGCTCCGTCTCCCAGGCGCACGATGCCCACTGCTTGCCGGCGTGGTCCCACGTCCAGCCGTACTCGATGCTGATGCGGCTCTCTGGCTCGTCACGCATCGCCTTGCTGGATGCCGTGGAAAACTCGGCTCCCTTGCCGAACATGGCCTCCAGATCGCGCGCACGGGGCGCATACTTGCGGAAGAACCCCGTCCAGCGCCCGGCGGCGTCGCATTCGCACGCCATGCGGTAGGCCGGGACCGACGTCGCCATGATCTTCGCCGGCTCGCGGGTATCCGTCTCCAGCGCAAGGAACCCTGTGCCGATCAGGAAATCGCGATGGCTGGCGGCGGCCTCGGTGTGGAAGTTGGAACGGCTGAGCGCGTCCATTGCCTTGGACGTGAACCCGGCGGCAAGGTCGTTGACCTGCGGCTGGACATCCTCGCGCAGCCCGGCCCGCGGCACCCATCGCGCCCATTCCTGATCGTATGGGTGGATGACCTCGGCCACCTGAGCGGCGCCGTCCTCCAGCGCCTGCATGCCGGTCGGGTCGAAGATGTGGTCGAAGCGCGCACGGTCGCCAGCAGCGTTACCCTGCCCCAGCGACGAGGGACCGCTGACCATCTCGTAATACCGCTCCGGCCAGAGCCAGCGATAGACCTCGCGCAGCGACGAGTGCTCGTACTCGGCAACGGTCCATGCCGTCTTGGCCCTGTCGCAGAGCTTGCGGAAGTCATCGTCGCTGTAGATTGGCATCAGGCCGCCGCGATGGCCGAGATGTAGGCGAGGCCGACGCCCGGCGCGAAGTGCATGAAAATGTTCGCGCCCACCGGCATGTGGCCAGTCGTAGCCTTGACGTTGAGATTATCTCCGGCAGCGTGCCCGCGAATGTGGCAGTCTGCATCGGCATAAATCTGGTAGAGTCTTGCTGCGGTCGGGTCCGCCACATGCGGAAGAATGTCCGACACGGCGGCTCCGCTGGAGAAATCCACGATGATCGTCGTCACGTTGATCTCGAAAACGGGAACGCCATCCTTGCCAGTCATCTGGTAGCCGTCAGGGCCGACCATAGTCAGTGGCGTGATGTAGAGCAGGCTCATCGATCAGCCTCCGAGAACTTGCGAGAGGATGCCGAGATCCCCGGTTC